GCCTCCCGCGTGCTTTGTCTTACCAGTTGCCATTTGTGCCCCTTAGCGCATCTCTCAGCGCGTGTGGGGCGAAGTTTAGCCGATTGTGTAGGCCGTGTCAGCAGGCAGCTCCAAAGCGGCCAGCAGCTCGGCTACGGCCTCTTCCTCGGTGGCGCCATGGCCCAGCGCGTCGCCGGGCTCGTAGCCGGGCTCGTAGGCCTGCCAATCGAAGTCGCGCACGGGGATGGGCGGGTACTGTGGGGACGTGCGGATGATCATGCTGTCACCTCCATGGCCTTCAAAATCGCGTCCAGCGCGTCGCGCAGTTGCGTGGCTTGGGCCACGGGCAGGATCGTGTACATCCGCGACTGTAGGCCCGCGATAGAGAGCCAGACGCCGTCGTCGTACTGCTCCACGAAGATGCTGTCGCCGTCGATCTCGGGGGCCTTGATGTGAAATTCTAGGGGGTTGTCCATGGTGTTCTCCGGGTGTGGGTGTGTAGGAGGGGGCCGAGGCCCCGGGGGTTTGTTAAGCGATGACCTTCGGGCGCTGGATGACGGTCTGCTTGACGCCGTCGCGCACGCCGTGCTCTTTCACGGTAGCGGTGATGGTCAGGCTGTCGCCCTTGACGCGCACAGCGCCGTCGGCGGTAAAGCTAAACGTGGCCGAGGTGCCCTTGTAGATGACCACGTTCTGGTCCGCGTCTTCGCAGATGTACAGGAACGAAGTACCGTAAATGCCCTCCAGCACCACCATGTGGGCGATGGTGATGGTGACGGTTAGCTTGGCGCCCACGGTGCCCAAGTGGACGCGGCTGGCGTTCAAAGCGGCCTTCTGGTCGGCCCACTCTGTCTTGCGGGTAGCGCGGGCGTCGATGCCCTTCAAGACCGCCGCGCACTGCGCAGGGGTCAGCTTGCCGTAGGTGTCCAGTGAGTAGGCCATGGAGCCCATGAAGCCCTCGGCGTACTTGCCGTTGTCAGAGTAACCGGCGCCAACGGCGAAGATGATCTCTTCGGCGCGGGGAACGGTGGCCAAGAACGTCTTACGGGCGTTGGCAAGGATGTTGCGCTTGACAGCCGCGTCGTATGCGTCTTCGTTGATGATGTGGCTAGTTTGCATGATGTACTCCGTGTGTGTGTGTTGGTGTGAGTAGAGTATACAACCTTTTTGTTGTATGTGTTAGGTCCAATTGTAAAGTTATGTAAAGACGGGGGCCATGGCCCCCGATGTCTTACTCGTATTTCTTGATAAATGCGTTGAGCTTGCGGACCTCACCACGTGCCCACTTTTGTTGTTCTGATCCGTTCTCACCACGCAAATCGTAGTTGTTCCAGTGCCCACCAATTTCGTCGTGGAACTTCTCCAGAACGTAGCGGGCCTCGTGAACGATCTCGGCTTGCGTGTAGCCTTCGACAGGTTTTCCGTCATCGTTTGAGATGTTGTCCAAGTCATAGGCCAGCTCGTCAATGTTCAACGCCGCTTTGAGCATTGCTTGCTTTTGCTTCTCTGTTTGCATAACATTTTCCTTTGTGTGTATATGTTGGTCGGAACTAACCAACGCCTCTACTGTAACACAAAGTTACAGTTTGTATCACGCCCACAGAAAAACATTTCTATCAATGCACCCGCTTCGATAGCCTTTGCCTAATGCTGTCGGCCAACGTCTCGATGTCCACGCACTCCTCGGCCAGCCGTGCGCACTCCTCGCGCTCAATGGCGATGGCCTGCCTTGTGGTCTGGATGGCGATGGCCATGATCTCGGCCTTGGCCTGCGCCAGCTCCCGGTCGAACTCCTTCTGGGTGAACATCGGCATGACGTTGGCGTGGCCAAGCAGTTGCCGGGCGAGGGGGGATAGTTCTTTTTTTTCCATTACTTTTTTTCCATTACTTTTTTGATTATTTCTTGAGCTTGCTGCTCAGTTAACATAATTTGCATCTGAGTTCCGATGGCCATAATTACCCGTATCAAAGCCGCAAGCCGTTCTACTTCATCGTCTTTGATAAACGCCAGTCCCAGAGCAATAGTGGAAACGCCCGCATTCAAAAAAAACATTTAGGGCTACTTTTACACCAAATTCGTCTCTGATTTTGTCGGCATGTTTTTTGAACATGTCTTCGATTATTACGGCCTGCTCGTGGATGTCGCGCAAGTTTTGTTGGGTTGGTTCAAAGTCCATGATCTACTCCTGTGATTGGCCCATGACGCGGGCCTCCATGACTTTGTTGGCCTTGCGCAGGCTTGCGTTATCTTCCTTGAGCCGGGCCACCGTGGTGGTCAGGTAGGCAAGGCGGCTCTCCGCTTGCTTGATCCAGTCGGCCACCTCGGTGGGCATACGGTACTCCGTGACGGCTTCGGGCTCGTTTTGGGCTGTTTTAGGGGTTTTGGTGGCCATGATCACATCCAGTAGGCAAGGGTTACGCCGAGTGCGGCAAAGGCAAGTGTAAGAGCCAGCCAAGTGATGGCGTAGGGCAGCGGCTTCATGGGCTTGTGGATGGTGTAGTGCTCGCGGTATCTCATGACTTGTACGCCTTCTCGTCCAGCTCGTTGTTCAACTTAATTTGCTCGTCCAGCGCCTCGTCCAGCTCGTGCTCCAGCTCGATCTGGTCGGCCAGCATCCGGGCCAGCTTGGTGTCGCCACCAATGTAGGCCAGCCGCTCGCGCTCCTCCAGCGTCAGTGTCGAAAATTCCATGGTGCTCTCCTTCGGGTTGTGGCCCCCGAGGGGGCCGTTGGGGTTACAAGTAGGCGTGCTCGTGGGCCGCGATGAACTGGTCGGTGGCCTTGTCCAGCTTGAGCGCCGCCATGGTATCTGCAAGGGTCCACAGCGCCTTGTTGAGCTTGACGTTCTCGGAGACGCCGCCCACAGCGCGGGTGGTGGTGCGACGGCCAGTAGCGCTGCGCCCGGGGACGCCGCCCTTCATCATGTTCTCTTGGACCCGGTTGTAGACGGTCCACAGGTCGTCCTGACGGTCCTGCCAGCGGCTGGGCTGCAAGAGGCGGCTGGCCTGCACGGGCTTCTCATCGCCCCAGCGAATTTGCAGGGCCGAGCGGGCAAAGGCCTGCTGCTCGTCGTAGTCAAGGGTGATGGACTTGTACTCGTCGATGCGGCTACCGATCTGCTTGGCGTCATCTAGCACTCGGGTGGCGCCCTCGATCACGTCGCCCACCACGTTGCCGCTGTGACGCACCTTGATGTTGTTGAACATGTCGCCAGCGATCAGGCCGTTGGAGCACACGAAGCGGAACACGCCCGACATGATCTGGTAGCTCGAAGTGCCGTCGTGGCTGTTCAAGAGGATGATCTCGGGGACCTCGTCTGCCGCGATGGAGCTGGCGTGGCGCATGCGCACCATGTGCTTGGTGTGCTCACGCTTGGCTTGGTCGCGCACCTTGGTCTGGCGAATCTCGTAGGGCTGAAAGCCCTCGGCACGCAGGCCGTCGATCACTTGGATCGTGGGGATGAAGCTGTAGCGATCGCCACGGCTCTCGTGGGCCTCGCTGGCCATCACGCTGGGGGCGTGGTAGGCGATCTGCTCGTTGGACAAGGCAGACTGGCTACGAAAGCTGGACTGCTGGGAAGATGTTGCGTAACGGATCATGATGTACTCCTAGGTTCAAAAAGCCCCCGCGAGGGGGCGGGGGGTTTAACGGGATGTGACGCGCACCGAGATGCACGACGTGTTCTTTGTGTAGGCATCGTAGACCTCGGCGCCGTTTTGGGCAACGAAGAACTCTTTGTCAAACACCTTGCGGTCCATGTCCACCAAGGTGGCCTTAAAGAGGTTGCCCTCAATGGACTGGCCCGACAGCTTGATCGCGTCCTTGATCGCGTCTGCTTCTTTGGTAAGGTCAGCGATTTGTGCGAGCAAGACGCCCAGACGGTCCACAGAGCCTTCGTTCAATTCCACCACCAGTTTTGCTTTAGCCATTTTGATACTCCGATATGTGTGTGTTTAGGATGTACCGCAGTTTTTGCTGCGATGGCTGAAGTATACACAGCTTTTTGTTGTTACAACATCTTTTTTGTAAAATAATTCTATTGTTTTCCTTCCACCGATAGTTTTTGCAAATAATTGCAAATCGGATCTGTTTGGCGTGGATCAATGGATCAACCCCTAAAGGGGATTGATCCGATCCGATCCAGTTTTCCCTTGGATCAATTTGGATCTGATCCATTTTTATCCAATCTGATCCAGTAAAAAATTACAAATACGCATTTGCTTGCAAACTCATGCGGAGGGCAAACTGAGACGACCGACCGCGTCCATTTGCAAAAAGCCACCTGAAATAACGGCCCGAATATCGCGTTTTGCGTTATCCACCCGCTTATCGCGCTTACCCGGCGTGGGGTCAAACTTCCGACCAGCGGCCACCACGACCGCCAGCTCGTGCTCCGTCACGGCACCATTTGTGTCCAAGTCTGCCAAGGTCTTAAACTGATCCATGATCGCCTTTTGGGTCTTGCCAGTAGGTCCCTGCGACACCGCTACCGATGACCGACTGCTATCGGTGAAGCCCACAACGCAGGTCGTCTCGTCGTCGCCGTCCTCGTCCTCACCCACCACGATGGTCTCTAATCTGAAGCCAAACTCGCCACCATCGGCGCCACCTTTCAGCTTGGTAATAATGGCCACGCGCTCCTCATCGGCACGGATGACCTCAAATTCAAAGTCGCAGGCTGCCCTGAGCCCTGACCAGCCCCGCGCCCCTCTGGACTCGTCCTTGCCGCTGTGATGTATTAGCTCAACCATGGCCCCGGTAAGCCGGGTGATCTCCTTGCAGTGCCCCAGCACCTTGCCCATGTCCTCGCCAGAATTTTCGTTGCCGCCGGGCATGACCTGAGCCAGCGTGTCCATGACCACCAGATCAAACTCGCCTTGTATACGTATCTGCTTTACCAATGCGCGGGCATCGGTGAGCTCCATCATGTTTGGCGCATTAGCCACAAAGTACAAGTTGGTCAGCTCCTTGGGATCAACGCCGTGGTGCGCGCAGTACCCGGCCACTCGCTTGCGCATGTCCTCTTGGCCCTCAGCGGCCACCCAGCAGACCTTAGACTTGGTGGTCTTGTGGCCACGCCACTCAATGCCTCGGGCGATGGCAGCCGCCATCTCAAAAGCAAAGAACGACTTGCCCGAGCCGGAAGCCCCGTAAATTACGCCTAAGTTGGCGTTGGGGATTACGTTCTTGATGATCCATGAGGCCTTGCGGCGCACGATGAACTCTTCGGTGGTCTCCAGCTTGAACCGGTCCTCGGACTTTTTTAGTTGTTCAGCCACCTCCGGGTCGCTGGTGAGGTCGTCAAAGTCTGAGAGGATCGAGTCCTTGGTGATCGCCTTGGGCTTGGCCTTCTGGCAGTGCTCGACCCACAAGTACGTCATGGCCCGGTCGCCGTCCTGTTGCCGATGGGCTAAGGCGATCTCAAAGGCGTAATCGTTGTTGGCCAGAATGGAAAACACCATAGAGTCGCTGTACCCGGCGCTGTAGAGTTGCACGCCCGTGGCATGCAGCAAGGCCGAGCGGTCGTCAGTGATGTCTGGGCCACTGGTCAGGAACTCTTTGGCCGTGGGCGATATGTCCATGTCCTGCACGTCCGGCAGGGCCAGCTCGTGTATCAGCTCGGGCATCACCAGCGAGATCACCTTGGCGCTCGTGCGGGCCTTGCGGTACTGCGTGTACAACCCGGTCAGAATGTCGGGATGCGGCGTGCTCACCGGCAAGTCGCGCAGCACGTCGCCCGTGACCGTCAGGAAGCGGCCCTTGTGGCCGTTGTAGACCTCGATGCCCACCGTGTTGTCCTGCACGTCCTCGGGGATGGACCCACGGGCCAGTATGCGCAGCCCTGTGCCACTGGGGCTCAGTTCGGTGTAGCTGTCCACCGAGTCGATGATCTCCTGCGCCCATGGCGCGATCTGGCCGTCCGTGATGCACCTATCGAGGTCTATGCCCACCACGTCGGTCATGCCAGTGAGCACCAGCCCCACGCCGCTGTACTTGCCACCCCCGGTGTCAAAGGCGCGCACCGCCTCCTCAAAGCTGACCCAGCGGTCGGGCTGCATGCTCGACAGGCCGTAGCCCTCGGGGCGGTAGGGCACCTTGTCCCACTTGCCGCGCTCTTCGTTCCAGATGGCCTTCCAAGGCGCCCAACGGCGCAGGGCCTTGAGCTCGGTGGGGATGTTGCCGGGGTTGAATACCCGGCCAATTGGGGGACGCCCCTGACCTGAATTTTGCATGGCCATTCCCTTACTTCTGCCAGCCGATGAGTGTCTGCCCCTTGTGTTGGAACACGGCAAGGCGCCCCACAGGGCCGCACTGTTCGCAGTCCATTTCGACTGACAAACCATTGCGTCTGCGGCTGGGGTTGTCGGTCATTAAACCATCTTGTATCGCAATAGTTTTAGTGCCATCGCAAAACGTGTAACGGCCAGTTAAAGCGTCTTCGGCGTTGCGGTTGTAAATATGCACCGAACTTTGGTGCGTGTACGTCTCGCCGCACTTGGGGCACAGCGGGATAAAGTAATCTGATGTTGTTTCGACGAGCGGGTAGGTGCTGGCCAATGTAATTGGCGCACTCTTGAGGGTCTTGGTCATGTACTTGCCTTTGCAAAGCCTTTAAGTAGAGAGGTGAGGCAGGACGGTAAAGGAGCCGTCTTTTCGGGCGCGCTGCCCTATCCTCACCAACAGTCTATCAGATATCGGTGGGCGCCAGCAGCTCTGCCAGTGCCGGGTTGATCAAGCGCTCGCGGGGGATGCCACTGGCCTGCTCCACGGCCCTGACCCACTTGGTGGGCACGTAGCCCTTCCTGAGCATCATGGAGATGTTCTGCTGGGTGCAGCCGAGGATGTCGGCCAGTTGGGCCTGCGAGCCCACGGCGTGGATGGCTTCTTCGATTCCGGTCATTGTGTGCTCTCGATCATCTTGAGTGTGGAGTTGTGGTAGTCGTGTACTGAGTGGCTGTGGGGGATCGTGAGCCGGGGCCGGTCCATGAACACGCGCTTGTATAGCGTGTCCTTGTTGTGGAACAGCTCGGCGTACTGCCTTTGCAGCTCCTGCGTGTAGGCCTCTAGGCGCACGTTGGCCTTGGTGTAGTCCGGTTTGGGCTCGCCCGGGCGCCACGCTAGGTCACGCAGGCGCTGCTTTTGGTTGTTATCGAACATGTTCGTCTCCCTTGGTTGGGTGTGGTTGGTTGGGCGGTATGGGCACGGCGATGTACACAGCGCGCCACTGCGGTACGCTGGTGCTGCTGGGGCGCAGGCGCCCCTTAGCGGCCAGCTCCCAGCGGTCTAGGTACACGTCGGGCATGCAGGGCAGGGCTTGGCGCACGGTGTCACGTTGCAGGCCCGTTATGGCGCTGATAACGGCGAGGGTGGCCCCGTCAGGCATTTGCCTAAGCGCTGCGCGGATGACGGTATGGGTTGACTTACGCACCGTTCTTTTCCTCGAAAGTGCCGTCCAGCCACGCATCCAGCTTTGCATGGAGCCAAGCCCTGTTGCGCTCACCGACTGTTTGCCCGTTGTCTGTCATCCGTGGGTCTGTTAGCAAACGCCCAAACCCAGTATCGGAAGAAAACTCAATTCGTTCCTTTGTTATCTTGATACCGATAGCACCAATCGCTCTTGACTCAAACCCGTCTATCAACGCTTCTTCAATCATTGTTTTTCTCCTTTAGTTTGGCTTCGATGGCGCGTTCATAACCCCAGTTAGGTGATTCACATTCGTCGTACTGGTTGTGGTGTTGCAAATAGATAGCATCAATCTCCTTATCCGTCAGGTCTACCCATTTAAGTTTTACACCCGACAAACTGAGGTCTGCTCTTATAAGGTCTTTTAATACTTGTTCGTCTTCGTCATGCCAGTTTTCAGGATGTGCTTGTTTAAATGTGTCAAGCGCATCCCATGCTCTGCGCAAAAGGTCAATCATGTGTTCTTCTCCTTGAGTTTGGCTTCTGCCGCAATAAGTAACTCTTCCCAACTAAGTTGCGCCTTCGCAAATTCATACCAATCTTCAGTCGTCAGCCCTACCCATGTGCGCTGTGGTGGGTGGGTGTAAAGGGGGTCAACCCAACCCTTGTGCTTTGGATTTCTTTTATCCCAGTTATCCGCATAATTTTCGTTGTCTTCATACGAGCGATAGTCGTAGCCACCTTCACCATCAAACGTGCGCCACGCCACAGGCTCCTGCTCTGGCTGTGGTGGGTAGTTGCTGCTGGCTCCATAGTTCACCCTGTCCTGCGCCATAGCGCGTTTTGATTCGTAGCCTGTCATGTCTGTTTCTCCGTAAAACCGCGCCAATATTTGTTTTGTATGGCAGCAAAATTTGAGTGGAACCGTTTCATTTCTTCGTAAGTGGCAACCCGTGACCACCTTTTGCCATTCCATATTGCATACATATAACTTTCATGTAAACCTTTTGGGGTGAACTTAACTTCGTACACGCCAGTCCGACAAGGCTTGATGTGCGGGGGAAACCACTTTGTCATCTTTTTCATGTTGTTCCCCTTGCGTGTATTTCATCTTCCAACAACTTAATATGCGCTTGCGCTTTGTTTAACTCTCGTACAAACGTAGCGCACATTTCTAGCAAATGTTGAATATGCTTTTCCTGCCATTGCTCTGGTCTTGTATTAAGCCCGCGAACACGGAGGCGCATGATCGCGCAGCGGTGCATTAGAAGCTGTTCTTTCATGTTGTTCCCCTTGCTTTGATGTCATCATGTACATCCTTCAGTGCGCCGTAAGTCATCTCACACGCTATTTCCCCAGCACTTGAACTGCCAACGGGTATTTGATACTCCCTGATAATTTTGAGGCAAGCCTCACGCTCTTGCGCCACTGCTGCCCTAGCAAAGTCAGCCATATAAAAAGGTAGATCGTTAACCAAGGGAGTGCCGTCAATAAAACGCTTCCACGAAAACTTATCTCGCAAAACTACATCAGCTAGTTTTACTAATTCAATGTAGTTCATTTGTGCCACCATGCTGCAAAGATCATTCCGATTGCACCGACTACAGCCAGCACCGCTATCAGCGCTTTGAAAGACGCAAATACTTCTTCCGTAGGGTCGGGGTCGTGTATCTCGGCGGGTTCTTTGTTCATGTAGGCTTTGTCTGCTTCGTTCATTATTCACCCCCAACGTGGTTAGTTGCATGGCCGTTTGGATTGCGGGAGACGGAAGCCGCCCATTCTGCGCCGTCGTACACCGCAGGAAAGTAAACGTGATTTTTTGTCCATACAGTAAACGGCGCGCCTTCTGACAAACCGTAACCGTTGTCAAACTCTGTGTCTAGCTCCGCTTCTGTCAAAGTGCTGCTTTCAATGTCGGCAAAAGATTCGTTTGTTTCTTCCATCGCATCTACAAGTATTTTTCGCCATGTAGTTTTCATTTGGCACGCTCCTTGAGCATGGCGTCTGCCCATTCATAACAACTTCCGCAAACATTTTTTATCGTTATAGTTTTTTGGCTTATAGCTAAATTAATTTCCGGCATTGATAATTGTGCCTGCATAACAAGCCCCGCAAAGTGGTCACGCAGGGTCATGTCCCTTGCGTAGCCGCCTGTCTTCACTAGCCAGTCCGTGTAGTCTTTTGCCATCTCTTGGTTATCTTTCATTTGTATTCCTCCAGTCGTGCGTTAAGGCGTGTGATTCGGTTGACGTTGTAGTCAACTATGCTCTGCGCGTACTCGACCCCCGTTTCAGCTTGGAGCTTGGCCAGATGGGCCTCAGCCAGCTCGGTTGCGATCACTTCAAGCGGGGTGGGCTTCTTGAACGGCTCCCTGAGCAGGTCGCGTAATCCTGTGCGGCGCATCATGCTGTGCCCCCAACGGCCAGTGCCGCAGCCGCTTCGGCCTTCTTGCGCTCCCGGTAAAAGCGCTGGTATTCGGCCTTCTTGGTCTTGGCCTTTTGCTTGACGTACCAAGCACGTTTGTACTCGCGCCGCTTCAGGCGCCTTTGCTCGGCCTCGCTGGCCACCTCAGCCTCGGCGAACACCGGCTCGCCCTCGCTGCGCACAGGGGCAGCGGCGTAGGGGTTGAGCTGTTTGTTCATCTCTATGTGGCGGTCTGCTAAAGACCCCACCCAGTTGTGAAGGGCCTTGTGCCTATTATTCAAGTCGTTTATCTTATAAGCCAACGTGTCGAGCACGGCTAGGTTTTTGGTGTGCATCGCCTCTAGTTCGGCGATGCGTTTGTAAGGGTTCCAATTCATGTAGTCCATGTGGGTGTACTCCAAAAAGTTGTAGGGAGCCCGATCCTACAACAGAACTTTGTGGTTTACAACAAATATTTTTTAAAAAGTTACAGCAACTAGCCAAAAAGTGATGTAAGATCACCCCGCCACAATAATTGTGTTGTGGGTTAACGGAGATACACACATGAGCCTAGAAGACACAATCCGGGGCCTCACCGACGCAGTGAACGCCCTCAACGCTACCCTACAGAGCGCCCAAGTAAGCGTACCTGCCCCGCAGGAGGTGCCCCCCATCCCAAAGCTGCGCCCCAAGGCCGAAGCGCCGACAGCCAACGTTACGTCGGAGTCAGGTCCTACGACCGTTACGCCAACGACTGAGGTGACCTACGACATGGTGGCCAAGGCCATCACCGATACCTTCCCCAAGGACCGGGTCAAGGTTATGGCGGCGCTGGCCAAGTTCGGCGCGGCCAAGGGTCCCCAGCTCAAGCCCGCCGACTACGCGGCCTTCTTGGCGGAGCTGACATGACAGCAATGACTAAAGAAGAATTCAAAGCCCGCTGGGAGTCCAATGACAGCGGTGGCGGCATCAAATACGACGACATCGCGGACTGTGCTGTGGCGTGGGGCATATCGCGTACCCCAAAGACACGCCGCATAGATGTTATCCGCTACCAAGTGCTGGTGGCGGCAGGCACTGCGGACGCAGAGGAATTCAAACCCGAAGAGGTGGCGACATGAGCACACACGCCCAGTTATCACCCAGCAGCGCCGTGCGCTGGATGACCTGCCCCGGCTCGGTGGCGCTGTCCAAGGACATCCCGGACACCAGCTCGGACGCGGCGTCCGAGGGCGCGATGATGCACACCGTGGCGGCGCACTGCCTCGCGGCGAACACTGACGCCTCTGGCTACATCGGCGTGACCGACACCGAGACCGGGCTGATCTTGCAGCCAGAGCAGGCGCAGGCCGTGCAGAAGTACGTGGACCACGTGCGCGACGTTGTTAGGGCCACCAAGGGGCGCCTGCTGGTGGAGCAGCGCGTGGGCATCGACCACCTGACTATGGAGAGCGGCGCCCAAGGCACAGCCGACGCCGTTATCCTGACCCCGGACGAGCTGATCGTGCTGGACGCCAAGTTCGGGCGCGGCGTGGAGGTGCAGGCCGAGAACAACCCGCAGCTCTTGATGTACGCCTGCGGCGTGCTCAAGGAGTGGGACATCGCCTACGACTTCCAGCGCGTGCGCGTCGGCATCATCCAGCCCCGCCTTGGCGCGGCGCCTGAGTGGAGCCTGAGCGTTGACGACCTGAACAACTTCGCCGCTGAGGTGCAGTTCTCAGCCGAGCTTACCCACCAGCCTGACGCGCCGCTTGTGCCATCGCCCAAGGGTTGCCAGTGGTGCAGGGCCAAAGCCGTGTGCCCGGCCATCCGCACCTCGGTGATGAACGACTTTGACACCGTGGTCGCTGAGACGGCGGACGACGACGATTTGGCCCGTGTGATGGCCAACGCCGACATGATCGAAAAGTGGGTCAAGGCCGTGCGCGCTGAGGTCGAGCGGCGCCTGCTGGCCGGCGAGCCCGTGCCCGGCTACAAGCTGGTGCAGGGCAAGAAGGGCAACCGGCAGTGGACCAGCGCAGACGACGCCGAGGCCCTGCTCAAGTCCATGCGCATCAAGCACGACCAGATGTATGACTACAAACTGGCCAGCCCCACCAGCTTAGAGAAGCTGGCCAAGGCAGGCGAGATAGGACCGCGCCAGTGGCCCAAGATCGCCGAGCTCATTACCCAGTCCGAGGGCTTCCCCTCGGTGGCCCCTGTTTCCGATAAGCGTCCCGCACTGGTTACGTCAGCGACCGCTTCTGATTTTGATGACGTGACAAACCCTTAACCTTTGGAGATTCCCATGAAAGTAAAACTTAACAACGTGCGCCTGTCGTTCCCCCAGCTCTTTGAGGCCAAGACCGTCAACGGCGAGGGCAAGCCTGCCTTCTCTGCTGCGTTCCTGATCAGCCCCAAGGACCCACAGATCAAGGTCATTACCGAGGCGATCGACGCCGTGGCCAAAGAGAAGTGGGGCGCCAAGGCCGACGCCATGCTCAAGACCATCCGCGCAGCCGACAAGACCTGCCTGCACAGCGGTGACCTCAAGGCCAACTACGACGGCTTTGAGGGCATGATGTACATCAGCGCCCGCAACGCGATCAAGCCCTTGGTGATTGACGTGAACAAGGCCCCGCTGACGGCGCAGGACGGCAAGCCCTACGCGGGTTGCTACGTCAACGCCAGCATCGAGCTGTGGGTGCAGGACAACAACTACGGCAAGCGCATCAACGCCACGCTGATGGGCGTGCAGTTCTACAAAGACGGTGAGAGCTTCGCAGGCGGCGGCGTGGCCGATACCGACGACTTTGACGACCTGAGCGCAGACGACTTGGTTTGATTTTCGGGGGGAAAGCAGATGCTGGTTAGGGCACAAGCCTAACGCACTTCGGCACAAGCGTGGCGCAAACAGTGCAGCGAGTACCCCCACCTTACATACACATACACGGAAATTATCATGAGCAAAATTAAGAACAAACTATGGGACGCCATCGAAGCGATAGACGAAATCCTTGGTGACGGCTACGCCAAAAAAAACCCCGAGCTGGTGGGCCGTTTGCTCCAATCAGAGGCCTTGCTCGAAGGTATCGCGGATGTCATACACGCCCTGAGCAATACACCGCAACCACAATTGCAGCCAAAAAACCCGTACCGGTAGCACGTAGTGAAAACGCTTTACTTGGACTTGGAGACGTACTCCGAGACCCCCATCACCCATGGCACGCACGTGTACGCCGCAGACGCGGAGATACTGCTGATGGCGTGGGCGTGGGATGATGGCCCCGTGCAGGTGCTAGACCTTACCCTGCCCAATACCCGCCCCGACGGGATACTGGCGGTGTTTAAAGATACCGCCGTCAAGGTGGTGATACACAACAGCCACTTTGACCGCACCGTGATCCGCCACGTGTGGGGCGTAGACACACCCACGGCGCGCATTCACGACACCATGATCCAAGCCCTGAGCCACGGCCTACCGGCGTCCTTGGGCATGCTCTGTGAGGTGCTGGGCCTGCCCACGGACAAGGCCAAGGACAAGGACGGCAAGCGCCTGATCCAGCTCTTTTGCAAGCCGCTGGGCAAGAACCGCATCCTGCGCCGAGCCACCCGCGAGACGCACCCGCTGGAGTGGGAGCGCTTCAAGGCCTACGCGGCCTCGGACATTGAGGCCATGCGCGAAGTGATGCGGCTCATGCCCATGGTGAACATGACCCCGGCGGAGACGGCGCTGTGGCAGCTCGACCAGACCATCAACGACCGGGGCGTGGCCATCGACATGGAGCTGGTGGACGCGGCCATCAACGCCGTGGGCAAGGCCCAGCGCGAGCTGTCTGATCGCTCCGTGGAGCTGACCGACGGCCAAGTTACCAATACCACGCAAGGTGCAGCACTGCGCTTACACATACTTGAGAGTTACGGTATCGACATGCCGGACCTCCAGATGGCCACGGTGGAGAAGACGCTGGCCATGGACATCGACCCATCGCTAAAAGAGCTGCTGCGCGTGCGCTTGCAGGCCAGCTCCACCAGCACGGCCAAGTACAAGGTGCTGCGCAAAGGCACCAGCGCGGATGGGCGCCTGCGCGGGCTCTTGCAGTTCAATGGCGCGGCGCGCACTGGCCGCTGGGCTGGGCGGCTGTTCCAGCCCCAGAACCTGCCCCGGCCCACACTCAAGCAAGACCAGATCGACCTAGGCATCGAGGCGCTCAAGGCCGAGTGCGCACACCTGATCACAGACAACACCATGGAGCTGATCAGCTCGTCCATCCGTAGCTGCATCGTGGCGCCAGATGGGCAGAAACTGGTTATTGCCGACTTGGCCAACATCGAGGGCCGCGCGGCTGCTTGGTTGGCCAACGAGGAATGGAAGCTCCAAGCCTTCCGCGAGTTCGACGAGGGCATCGGCCCCGACCTGTACAAGCTGGCCTACAGCAAGTCCTTCGGCATTGCTTCGGATAAAGTCACCAAGGAACAAAGACAAATAGGGAAAATCCAAGAATTAGCCCTTCAATTTGAGGGCGGCGTAGGGGCCTTTGCGACCTTTGCCGGGGCCTACAACATAAACCTTGACGATTTTGCGGAAAAGGTATTAGCGCACGCTGACGAGGAGCTGGTGGCCAAGGCCGACAAGTTTTTGGAGTGGGTAATTAAAGACAAGCGCCCGCGCTACGGGTTGTCTGACGATGCCTTTGTGGCCTGTGATGTAACTAAGCGCGCATGGCGCATCGCCCACCCCAACATATCAGGGTACTGGGGCAGGCTCAAGAACGTGGTGCTGCAAGCCCTGCACACCCGGGGCCAGACCTACACCACGCTGGGCCTGAAGATCAAGGCCGCAAAGAGCTGGCTGCTGATCACGCTGCCCTCGGGCCGCTCGCTGTGCTACCCGGCGCCTAAGGTCGTGGAGGACGGCATCACCTACATGGGCATCGACCAGTTCACGCGCAAGTGGGTGCGGGTCCACACCCACGGCGGCAAGCTCTTTGAGAACCTGTGCCAAGCCATCGCCCGTGACGTGATGGCCGCGAACATGCCGCTCATCGAAGCTGCGGGCTACAAGATCGTGCTCACGGTGCATGACGAGATCATCGCCGAGGCACCGGACAGCCCCGAGTACAACGTGGACCACATGGCCGCGCTGCTGGCCACACCGCCCTCGTGGGCGCAAGACATGCCGCTGGCAGCAGCGGGCTTTGAAACATACCGATACAGGAAAGACTAATGCGCGAATCAGACATCGAGAAGTACCTCGTCAAACGGGTCAAAGAGCTGGGCGGCGAAATCCGCAAGGCCAAGTGGATCGGCCACGTCGGCGCACCGGACCGCCGGGTCATGCTGCCGGGGCGCCAGCCCATCTGGATTGAGCTCAAGGCACCCGGCGTCAAGCCTCGCTCTACGCAGATACGCGAGCACAACCGCATGCGCAGGTTGGGCGAGTTTGTCGAGGTAATCGACAGCATGGAGGGCGTAGACGCGCTAGTGGCATGAGACAAGTATTCACCCCCCGCCCGTATCAGGGCATGATCATCGAGCACATACTGGACAGCAAGCGCTGCGCGGTATGGGCCGGTATGGGCACGGGCAAGACCGTGGCCACGCTCACGGCCATCGAGGCGATCCTGATGGTGGAGGACGACCCGGTGCTGGTCGTGGCGCCCTTGCGTGTGGCCACCGGCACGTGGCCAGACGAGGTGCTCAAGTGGAAGCATTTGTGCGGCATGAACGTCGTGACCATCACGGGCACGGAGAAGGAGCGCATAGAGGCCGTGCGCAGCCCGGCGCAGGTCTACACCACCAACTACGAGCAACTGGTCTGGCTGGTGGCCTACTGGGGCGACAAGTGGCCCTACCGCACCGTGGTGCTGGACGAGTCCACGCGGGTCAAGTCGTTCAGGCTACGCCAAGGCGGCAAGCGGGCGCAGGCGCTGGGCTCCATCGCCCACACCCGCATCAACCGGCTCATCGAGCTGACCGGCACACCGGCCAGCAACGGCCTCAAGGACCTGTGGGGGCAGGCGTGGTTCATCGACGCGGGCAACCGCCTTGGGCGCACGTTCTCGGCCTTTAGCCAGCGCTGGTTCCAGACGGCCCGCGACGGCTTTGGTTTGGAGCCCATGCGCCACGCCCAAAAGGAGATACAGGACAAGCTGCGCGACGTGTGCCTGACCATCGAGGCCAAGGACTGGTTTGACCTGAAGAAGCCCATCATCAACGACATCATGGTGACGCTGCCGCCCAAGGCGCGCAAGCACTACAAGGATATGGAAAAGGAGATGTTCACGTCGCTGGACTCTGGGCACGAGGTCGAGGCCTTCAACGCCGCCGCAAAGACCCAGAAGTGCCTTCAGATCGCCAACGGGGCCATGTACGTGGGTGAGGGCGCCATCGAGTGGCGTGAGCTGCACAAGGCCAAGATAGAGGCCCTAGACTCGATTGTGGAGGAAGCCGCAGGAATGCCGGTGCTGGTGGCCTACAACTTCAGGAGCGACCTTGCAAGGCTGCTCAAGGCCTTTCCGCAGGGGCGCCATCTGGACAAGAACCCGCAGACCATACGGGACTGGAACGAAGGCAAAATACCGCTGATGTTTGCCCATCCGGCAAGCGCCGGGCACGGCCTTAACTTGCAAGACGGCGGCAACATACTGGTGTTCTTCGCGGTCAACTGGAATTTGGAAGAGCACCTCCAGATCATTGAGCGGATCGGGCCCACCCGGCAAATGCAGGCTGGCCACGACAGACCGGTGTTCATCCACCGGATACTGGCCAAGGGTACCGTGGACGAGCTGGTGTTAGAGCGCTTGGAGACCAAGCGCGAAGTACAAGATATTTTGATGGACGCCATGAAGCGTCGAAGGAAAACAAATGGCTGAATTTGCGCTGTGGCAACGAGAGAACCTAGAGCGGCTCGCCTACGAGCTGGTGGAAGACAACCAACGGCTGCGGGGGGACAACAAGATGCTGCTGGAGCAGTGGCGCAAGGCGCTCACAGAAAAATGTCAGGACGAAGTTCTTGCCGGGTCACCAGACCCCCGGTGGCCTTCTCAATAGCCAGCGCCAGCACCGGGGATGCCTTGCGCCGATTGGCGATGATCAACGCCATCCACGTAGGCGTGATGTTGAGGTACTCGGCCATCTCGCTCTTGGCTCCGCGTACATCGCTTTTAAAATATTCGGCTAGGGTCATGCCCGCATTATAATCAAACCTGAAGTTACATTAACCGGAGAACATTATGCTGACTGAACAAGACATCAAAGACGTACTGTGGGCTTGCAAGAGCCAAGACCCCAGCCAGCCCGTGGACCCCAAGGGCCTGTACTGCGACAACTTGGACGTGATTGAGTTCGCGGCCAAGATCGAAGAGAAGGTGGCCCTGAAGTACGCCCGCATTGAACGGGCTGAGTGCATTAAGTTTGTCAAGTCGCTCAACGCCGAAGTGGCGCGGGCACTGGGCGAGAAGCGCGGGGCTATGTGATAGCCACCATTCGGTTTTGGTTTTGGTTCTGCGTGATCATGTGGGTGATCGGGCTGCTGTACCGGTAAAAAAAAAGCCCCCAGTTACGGGGGCTAAAGGTCGTGATTGACCTAGGAGACAATCTTTAACGGTCGCCGATGTGAAAGAGTGGTAATTTCTCAAACATCTCGGACCCGGTAAGCACGTTTGGATTCCCAACAACATCAGGTAATGTCATTCCGCGTGCTATTTCTTCACGGTGTTTTATGGCATAAGGCACTTGCGCCAAAGCGCCTACGGGACCCGCTACAGGCACCCGGCCCATGAATGGTAATTTGGATGTTAACGGCCCAAAGGTGCCAAGCCCTCCACCAAACAGACTTAGCCATTGCGTCCAGTCAGTAGGCTCTTCTTGCGTGGCCATACCGTAAGCCTGTGCGACAAGCGGAGCACCAAAAGCCCCGCGCACGCCAACGTTGGCGCCACGCTGGAGCATGTGCGCCCGCGCAGAGGCGGCGCGAATTCGAGACGCCATCTGATCGGCTGTCGGTGTTTGTTGCGCAGGCGCGGCGGGCGCGGCGGGAGCTGGCGCAGCTTGAGTTGGCGCAGCGCCGGGCCGTACTTCACCCATGCCCCCAAGAGCCGAAGATTGGCCCTCATTAGGCCGTACTTCGCCCATCCCCCCAAGTGGCGATATTTGGATATCACCAGCCCAAGGTACGGGGCCTATGGCCCTTGACCTATTCCAGACACTTGGTGCTTGGGGCCGAGCACCGGCGGTAGGCACCGCGGTTGATCTAGGGATAAGCACCCCGCTATCAGTTGCCGTTAAGCCCGGCAAACCTGCTAAGTATGCGCGGGCGCTTTCTTCACTCATGCCATTCGCAATGAGTGTTTTCATGATTGCGGCTTCTTGCGCAGTTTGAATGTTGTAGCCCGTTTGGCGTGCGCGGCCCGTCGTGTCCAACGTGGCGCTGTTCCCGCCTTGCAGTATCCTTGCCACTTGGTCGGCTGTCGGCTCTACCTGCGCGGCCCCCATTGTTGGTTCTACCCGAGGGCCAGCAGCCGTACCAGTAGACGCTACAGGCAACGCCCCGGTTGGCGCAGGCGCAGCGGGCGTGCTGGCGGGGGCCATGCCCCGTGCCACGTCAAGAGCGATGTCCTGCGGATTCGTCAGCCCATACAACCGGTGCTCAAATTCCGAAATAGTGCCAGCAGGCAACCCCATTCGTCTTTCCATTAACCGTGCGGCAAGACTATCATTTGCAATTGGTTCAAGTTTTTTGGCATTTTTGGCGTTCTGTCTTGCGCCGTACAAAGCACCCGCAACAAGCCCCGCAGCCGCAGCTTTTTGCGAATCGGAAAAAGATTGTTTCGGTTTTTCCTCAGCGCCACTTTTGTTTTCAAAGCTGGTACTGAGCGCAGCGGGGTCTATCACAAACCCTTCCCCAGCGCCGCTTGCTGATGCGGCCTCAGCAGGCGCCGATGCGGCCTCAGCAGGCGCGGATGCGGCCTCAACGGGTGCCGATGCTGCTGCGTTACCCAGCCGCGTTATTTCACGTTTTATTCCCGGTATATCGTTTCTTGCGCTTTCAACACCAGCTAGTAATTTTGCGCGGTATCTTGGGTCAGGCGTGCTAGCTGCTTCCGCCGTATCAGAATCTATTTGCGCAAGCCTTTTGGCCAGTTCCTGTTGCATTGTTGTTACAGACTCTTGATTTTTTGCTTTTTCGTCCGCAGAGATTACACGCGCAGTTTTTCCAGCGGCTTTTGGAGGCTCAGTTTTGCCGCCATAGCTAGACGCAAGTTCAACAGGGTTGATTTCAAAGCCCATAGCTATTTCCTTTTTTGGCTGGCCGCTTCGATGGCTTGATGCTTTTTAGCGTAACTTTCGGATAAGTCTTTGTAGCCCTCGCTACGCAATATATCGTATACGCGCGTCACATCGTTTGATGGGGCAATCTCGTACTTTGGGTGGTTACCGGTATCAATTTGACTCACAAAATCATGTTGGTCACGTAGCTGATCGTAAGTTGTATGCAAGTGCATAAGATTTTTCATGGCAGCTAACGGCGTTGATCCCAGCGTTGGGGACGCTTCGCCATATAAATGCAATTCAGCATTACGGGCCGCATTGGGGCTTATCCCGCCCAGCTTCTGTCGGGCAATAGACACTTGCGCCAAATTCTGCGCTAAATCTACCGCGTAATCTTGCACTGGTCCCTTGAATCTGGCCCTAACATAGTTTTCAATGGGTAAACTTATTTGAGCGTAAAAATCGCCTGCTTTAAAGCCTACACCGGTGTTTAGGGATTTTAAAAAAGCGTTAAAGTCATCTCCAGAAAGTACGTTCATTACTTTTTTGGCATTGGCTTCTAATTCTGCTTTTTTAACAGGGTCTTTAACGCCGTAACCTAAAAGACCCAAAGCGTTTTGTATGGGAAGCACGGCGCTGTTATACGCCTCTGGGCCAGCAACACTACGCAGGTAGCCGTACGTATCTTGGCCTTCCTTGGCATACGCCTCCGCTGTCTTGGCCCTAGCTTGGATGCTCGCCTCTGGCATGTTTAGTTCGTTGGAGAGGTCTAGTACGGGCTTAATAAGCGTCTTTTTCGTTGGGGTCGCAGCAGCCGCAGCAGCAGCCGCCGCAGGTGCAGCAGCCGCCGCAGGTGCAGCAGGTGCAGCAGGTGCAGCAGCGGCCTCTTTGAGAGCAGCAGCCTTGAGAGCCTCAGCTTCCGCAGCAGCGGCTGGGTCAACGCGTACGAATCCTGCTCCTCTGTCTCCTTGGATTTCTTGAGTACTAATACCCTTACTAACCATAGGACCACCCGTCGTACTAACCCCCGGTGTGCCAAGAACTACAGGGTGAGGAGGAAGCGCAGCAGCAGCAGGCGCCGCAGCAGCAGGTGCCGCAGCAGCAGGAGCCGCAGGTGGAAGTGCCGCAGGCGCAGCAGGTGCGGCAGGCGCAGACGCACTGATGCTTGATAGCACGGCCTGACGCAGTGTTAGGCCATCTGCAATAGATATAGCTTTAGTTCTAACACCCTCGTTTATTGCATCCAATGCTTGTTGTCTTTGGGCATTTGTTGTTAGTGCCCTAAGACTTGCTGTTTGTGCTTGGACCTCCGCTGGCCTGAATCCTTCTGTTGTTGTTTGTGCTAGGGTAAACCCTGTGCCTGCTCGGACCTGCGCTGGCCTGAATCCTTCTGTTTCTGTTTGTGCCTCTATATTTTTTACCGTAGCGTTTTCTTTAGCTACGCCTAATTGCGCGTCTACCGCATCCGCAAATTCTGGCGCGCCATAAGCCTTTGCCATATTTTTTAAATCTTGTGCTCCTTTACCCTTATCCGCCCCTGCCGCAACCCATTCGGAGTATCTCCGCGAAACAGCTTCACGGTTTTTTCTTTGCGCCGCCAACGCGCCCATTTGGGCTCGGACGTTAAATAACGGAATCTCATTGGCGCGTTGCTTTTCTAAGTTCTCACCAAGTGCCTGAGACGCGCTTCCCAAGGACGCGCTAAAGCCGCCCAACTGGGGTTTAAAAAAGCCAGCGGCTACGTTAAACCAGTTCGGGTTGGCGTAGCGCTCTTTCAATGCTTTTTCTGCGTCTTGTAGCTGTCCCAGCATCGCTTCCGAACTATCTTGATCCGCGCCCGGACCAACAACAGGCCTTCCCGCGATTGCATTTATCCCGGGGGTTACGTCATTCGGTATTTCAACAGGTAGTGCCATGATTTAAGCCTTATGGGTATTCGATCCAATTATTATCAGCATCGTAGTAACCGCCTGTGGTCCCCGCGCCCATGCCGCCGCCACCACCCCCGCCACCGGTGCCCGTTAATGGTGTGCCATCCGCCTTCACTGGAAGACCCGATGTGGTATCCACATAACCGCCGTTCCCGTCCGCAATAACTTTAGGGGGTGTTGTATTAACCGAACCGCCCGGTTGGCCACTCACATTAAAGTTGTTCCCAGTATTCCCGTACCCGCCAGTACCCGATGATGTAGGTAAACCGCCTTTAAGCCAGTCCAGCATACCCGCTTTGTTAAGCCCCGCTCCCAAACCGGTAAGACCCGCGATGGTTGAAAGCGTCGAAGGAGTAATGGTGCTGGTGGTCGTCGTAGGCACTTGCTGCCCGCTCATGATGGCGGATTCTTTTTGCAGCACCTCAAGCGGCGCAAGCTGCCGGTTCTGCGCGATGGTCTGCTGCTGGGCGCCTAAGTTGGCCAAGGCATTCACGTCGGCCAGACCCTGACTTTGAGTCTGGTTGGCCAAGTTCATCTGTTGCGTACCGGCGTTTTGCAGGTTCTGGGCCTGCATGTTGGCCACGTTGCCCGCTGTCTGGCCAGCCTGAAGTTGGGCAGCGCGTTGGGCTTGAGCCGCTGCCAAGGCCTGTGCGTAGCCCGATTGCAACGCAGTAGCTTGCTGGGATAGCGCGCCGATGTCGGCGTTAGAAATACCCAGCGCCAGCGCATTGGCGCCGCGCTGCGAACCAAACTGCCCAGAGCCCACCGCGCCAGCGGTGATGCCCGGCGATAGGTTCTGCGCAATGTTATGCTGGTTGGCCAACCTGATCTGGTCCACCACGTTGCTGGTGTACGGGTTCATGTAACCGCCCACCAGATCGGCGGAGCTTGAAGAGCCAGCCGCTAAGTACGGATTAGCGGCCCCGGTGATGTCCACACCAGCGCCTTTTCCTAGGTAGGTATTCGCCTGTGTTAATCCGGGCTGGTAGTTGCCCACATTAGTATTGACATCCGTAAACGCCTTGTTCTGCAAAGCGTTCGGGTCCCACGCAGCTAGATTGGTGGCCGCGCCTGCGGCGGTACCCGTAGTCGCTAAATTACTTAGGTAATTGGTGTAGTAATCCGGCGTCGTGGTAGCCGTTGCTGCGTATGATTGTGTTGGATCAGCCATGTTTCTAGCCTTTCGAGGACTTGAGGTATTCTAATGGGGGCTTGGCATCCGGGGGCAGCTTATCCGGTGGGGCGGAACGCGCCCGAGCCCGGATCGCCTGCACCATCTGGTCCAGCTCCTTGGCCCCAGCCTTATTGGAGCCATTGCCCAGCGCCGATACCACGTCGGCGGAGAAGACGTACTCACCGTTGGCCAACATGGCCGCGATGTCGTCGCTGGTCCCGTCGCCCTTACCTTCGACGTACTTCCCGCCGAGGCTCTCAAGGCCCCCCGTACGAAACAGCGGAATGCCGTCGTAGTGCGGGTGCTCGTGGTCTGATGTGCCGCCCTCGGCCATGCGCATAGGCAAGTGCATGCCACGGGCTTGCAAGAGCGCCGCCAGTTGGGGTATCACACCCATCTGTTGCACGGTGCGCTGCTGGGAGGGCGCGCCGCTTTGGCCAATAGGGAGCAGCCCGCCGTGGGTCTTCATTCCTTCAGGCACCTTGGTGCTATCTTGGCTCAGGCCTTGAAGCGCGGTCATCGCGTCTTTTTCAGCCGGGTCGGTGTACATGCTGGCGACATCTAAGCCGCTGCCATAAACGCCGCCCTGACTACCGCCAGCAAAGTGCTGGATGCTTCCGCCCTCTTTTGCAAACACAGGGGCGTTTTGGTCAAGCATATCTAACATTTTTTGCGCATCCGAGGAGGTCATGCTTTGGTTGAGCGCCCATTTGTGTTGGCTTGGCGCTAGAGCGTATTGGTCTAGGCTCTCCCTATACGGCCCATCGTTACCACCAGTGCGGCCTAGTTTAATCAAGCCCCCGGCTGGGGCAGTTGCGCTATTTGCGGCCATAGGAGTACCTAACAGAGTTGGCGGTTTAACGGTTGCTTCTTCAAGCGGCACAGTGGGACTTTGGGTAGGGCCCGACGGTGTTGGGGTCCCCATCAATACATCTTGTGATGGGTTAAATGTGTCCATCGAGTTGAGGCTACCGGGTCCCGCCGGAATTGCGCCTATGCCACGATCTATTGCACCAGCGATGTTGCTCTTGGTGAGACCGGTGGCAGTATTAGGCAGCGCACCATTAACTGCGCCGCTTACGGTGTTGCCGATAGCGCTATTTAAACCCGTGGCGTTGAGCCCGTAATTAGTTATGGCCGATGGAAGGCCTGATTGCTGCGAAACTTCTTTGCTAACCGCGCCCAAGGCCGCAGACTTGGCCACACCGCCCATATCGCCCGCAAGTGCGGCGGATAGAGTAGACGTAGAGATGCCTAGCTTGGACGCGGCCATGGACATAGCTAAGTTGGTGATCATGCCGCCGGGGGTTGCTTCGCCCGACGCCAAACTCCCTACCGCTTTTGCTACGTTGTACGCAAGGCCTAGAGGCGTTTTTGCTATCGCCCCTTCCGCAAGCGATTTTAGGATTCCCGGAGCTTGGTTCTGCGCCGTAAGCATCCCCCGGTACAACGCCTCTTTTATTCCGGGGTCGTTGAAGTTGTAGCCTTCGGGCACACCCAAGGTAGCCGCAAATTGTTTTGCTTGTTCTGGTGACATTTGGGCCGCGTATGACGCAGCGGAATCCGAAGCCATCTGGCTTTCGCCCGGCTTTGTAGCGGCAACGTTAGACAACGCGCCGTACCCAACATCACCGTTTAAAACGGCTCTATCCGCAGAACTAAGTCCTGTATCTCTGTTTCCGCCCTCGCCCCCGCCAAGGCCCCCCATGCCTTGGCTTCCGCCGCCAGCGCCTTCTCCACCACCGCCAGAACCATCAGGCATATTTATCTCCGCAAAGCGTTGTTAAAGGCGAATGCCCAGTCCTGCCACGTCGCAAAGTTGCGGCTATCAGGGGCGCCTGCAAAGCGGCCAATGCCCGCTATGCCGTCGGCCCACGTGGTCCACAGGTTTTCTGGCACAGTACCCAGTTGGTTTGCCGCAAACAGCTCGGCCATGAGCGCACACCAAGCGTCCCATGTGAAGTTGCGCGGGTCGTAGACTTGTGCGGGGATCATGGGTTACCCGTCCCGCGAACATCACCGGTGGTGACAGACAGCAGCACGCGGCCCGTCTGGTACGTGCCGCCAGCCGTATTGGATTCAAAGCGCAGCCGCATCTCGCGGCGCTGCTCGCGCATGTCGATCTTGAGCGTGCCCGGCGAGAAGACATACGGGTCAGACTCCACCACGGTGTCGTCGGCGTAGCCTTGGCCAGTCACCACCACGGTCATGTCGCCCTCTTGCACAAAGTCAGGCTCAATGCGCTCAAGGCGGGTCCACAGGTTATCGCCGGGCTGCTGGACCGAGCCCACCAGCCCGCCCAGCGTGCCGATGTTATAGGTCTCAAAGTAACTCCGCACGGCGTCCACGTTGGTCAGGTAGATGCTGTCCACACCGGTTTCGTGCTGCCACAGCGTGTACCCGCCTTCGCTGTTGGCCTCATTGCCCGCCCAAATAGGCTTGGGGAACACCTCTGAGAACACGCCAGCAGAGCGGCGCGCACCGGGGGCTTCGCCAGCGTCGTACCACGTCTTGTCTCGCACGTTGTAGATGATCGCGTCGGTGCATTCGGTGGCATCGCCCTTGGGGTAGAACCACCAGATTTCGCCGTAGCGCGGGACCTTGGTAGCCCAGACCTTTTGACGCTGGGCCATGTTGACGTTGTCAAAGAAGTAGTTCTGGTTGTTGCTATTGGGGATTTCTTGCACCACGCCGTTGTAGCAAAGAAAGCGGTCCACACCAGCCCAGTAGAAGATGCCGTCGTACTCGATGACCGAGCTGGAGGACATGATCGAAGTCTGGCTGCTCACGAGGTCGTAGGCCCAGTAGTAATTCACGCCGCCCGAGGACGAAGGCTGGAAGCTCACGCGGATCAGGGCGTCAACGGCCCAGAACAGGCCAGATGGTGACGTGGAGCCGCCCCGGATGGGTAGGCCCTTGACGATCTTGCCGGTGGCCACGTTGCTCGCATTGGCGTCCGGGCTGACCCAGTTCGCAAAGTCGCCTGCGCTGGAGTTCTGGATCAAGCCGTTGTTGCCGTACACGAACAGGTACGGGTGGATCACCACGCAGCCGCCGGATACGGCGATGTTGTTGTCAAAGGTGGCCGTGATGCTGGCCGAACCCGTCGCTGCGGCGGACATCGTCACGGCAGTGCCCACCACCAAGGTCACCGTAGTGCCCGCCGGGATGCCCGTGCCAGTAATGCTCTGGCCAGCGGCCACGCGCACATTGGCTGCGGCAAGGGTAAAGGTAGTGGTGCTGTTGGTCGAGCCAGCCGCCGTAAAGACCCCGACCTTGGACATCGTCAGCGAGGTGTACGTGCCGGGGAACGTGCCGTACAGCACGGGTGTGTTGGTGGTCGAAGTGATGTACGACAGGTTCTGCCCGGGGTGCGCCACCAAGTTGTTGGTGTTGTTGCCGGTGGAGTCGTAGGCAATGTCAAATTGCCATAGGTTGTCGCTGCTGGCCGTGAAGTTGGACAAGTTGTAGTTATAGGGGCCTGAGCCCAAACCGCCGCTTGGCCCGGTTATCCATTGCTGCACGCCGTTGCTGTAGCCCGACACCACGTAGTTAAAGCCGTTAACGGCGGTCATGGCCATGCCACGGGATATGCCGGTGGCGTTCAAGAAAATACCGTTATAGCCACCGATCTTGCGCGGACGGCCACGCTGGAAACGGACCCACTGGCCGTCCACAAAGCAAGGCGAGTCAAACACCGTGCCGTCGCGCTGTATCCCCGGGGGGACCTCCATCGAGATGACTTTTTTGGTCATTAGAACGTGCCCCCGGTGATACCGGTGGTAAAAGTGCCCGTGGTGCCTGACACAGCCCCAGTAAAGGTGCCCGTGGTGCCTGACACGGCACCAGTAAACGTGCCGGTAGTGCCCGATACCGCGCCGCTAAATGTGCCAGTAGTACCGGACACGGCGCTGCTAAATGCGCCGGTAGTACCAGACACGGCGCTGCTGAATGTGCCGGTAGTACCAGACACGGCGCCGCTGGCCGCTACCTTGCCAACCACGGTCAACCCGGTGGAGTCAAAGTACCCGGCCTGCGCATTGGTGACAACGACGCCCACCTGCCCGCTACTTGGCAGGTAGATACCAGAGTTCAGGTCGCCCGCAAATTTAAGCGATGGGACGCTAACGGAACCATTGCCAAGGGTCACCGTGGTGAAGGTACTAGAGCCGCCGCCGCCAGTTGCGCCCGAGGATGCGTTAAAGACGTTGGTCCCGTCACAATAAACTGTCAGCGTGCTGCTCTGGCCGATAGTCACCGTAAGGGCGCCCCCGGTTACTGTTTTTACCGTGAAGGTATAAGCGCCCGTGGTGTAGTTGCTGATGATGTAAAACTGGACCGTGGACGGGACCTGAATGATTTGGTTGCTGGTCAGCGTGCCGGAGTAATACTGGATGGTGTTGGCCGCTTGCGATGCCGTTAGCACCGTAGTGCCCCCAGTCACCGATAGCGATAGCTGGGTGTACGCAAAGGTGTTGGAGCGGCCATAGCCAAAGGTGTTCCAGTTGGAGCCGTCAGAGACCAGCACCAGCGACTCGGTTAGCTGGAGCTGCTGGCTCACGTTCCCGTCGATGGTGTTTATGCCGCTAGGTGTTAGCGTCAAGATGCCCGTGCCGCCGTTGCGGATCATGCAGAACCAATTTGCGCCCACGTCGGAGGCCAAGGGCAGTGTCAGCGTGCCAACTCCGCTGGACCACACAACAAGCTGGGCCCGCACGGAGGAGGGCAACGTGGCGTTGCTGAAGTAGCTCGTCGTGGTGTACGCCTGATTGAGCGTAGTACCAATCGGTGTTAACCCGGCGCCTGCCAGCGCGGCGGCGTTGGCGGATGACGTACCCGCGCCGAGCACCACGGAGGACCAGACACCGGCTTCTGTGCTGTTATTGGTCAAGAAAATAAACTGCGCAACGCCCGAGCTTACCGCCACTATCGTAGTGCCTGTGGAGCCTGTGACGGTAAAAGTGTTGGAGCCGATGTTGCGCACCAACACCGTTTGGCCAGTTGATACTTGCGTTGCGGGCGGCAAAGCCAGCGTTAGGCTACCCACGGTGGCCGTGACATCAATAATGCTGCTGGCCGGGGTGCTATCGTTACCATTGATCGGCCATTGCAACGTGGTGTTGCTACTGATTGTCAACGACTCATAACTGACCGACGAAGGACTGATAGTCTGGCCAGTGAACGGCGAGGTATACGTTGTCATACTGTTTCCTTTTGTGCTTTACGGATAACCCAAATTGCCTTTACCCGAGCACTTTGTGCTGCTTTCCAAGCAGGATCGTTTAAAGCTATCTTAGCGGCCTTGCTACGTTTTTCTTTTGATTCAGGCGTATTTAACGCGGTTTTAAGATTAGCAGCATGTTCGGCCGAATGTGGCATACCTTTTTTCCCGTTAGGTTTGCCTTTTCTACCGTTAGGTTTTCCTTTAACCGCCTTACTTATTTTTAAAGCATTAGCCGCCCGCAATTCTGGGTCAGCCCAAGTTTTTTTATTGCTAACTCGACTTTTTTCTTTTGTTGCTTCGGTGTGCTTACGACCAAATGTGCCATCTCCGCCTTGGGTCAAGTTGTACCCATGCGGAGCCATTGTGTTGTGTTCTACGATAAGCATACGCTCTATTGCTTTTGCAGAATCTGCGTCAAAAGCATCGGCAAAGTGGGTAAACACAAAGGCTTCTACACCATGCTTTTTAATTGCCCGGTGTAAAAACTGACCTTCATTAGCGCCTTTATGCCTACGCCACCGGCGTTCAATATCATTGGTTATGCCGACGTACTGCATACCATTCAAGCTATTTGTGATGATATAAATAGCGTACATAGTTAAGAGTCCTGAGCAATTGCTTGGCGGTCGCCGATGCGGAGCTGGTCCTCGGCCTTGAGCGCGGTCATGGCGCTATCAAATAGCCCAGACCAAACGGCTAAGCGGGGGTCGTCCTTGACGAAGGGCGCGGTCTGCTTGAGCGTGCCGTAGAGCATCGCGTTGGGCGCGTTCTGGGTGAGCCAGTTGGTCTGGTTGGAGGAGGACAGCGGCTCCAATCGGGTGTAGCACAGCGCCTCAAACGAGAACGCGGCGCTGGGTGTAGGGGCGACGAACCAGTGGTCGTAGTCGTAATCCGAGTAATACAGCGGCGTGCCGGTCGCGGTCACGTCGGGCCAGTAGCTGGACAGGTACTCCAGCTTGCGCAGGTACATGGGCGTCTTGGCCCCGGCGGCGTCCACCATGGTCATGGAGACCGTCTTGCGCCAACGGGCGGGCTTGGCGATCACCGGGTTGTTGATGTTCATGGTGGCGTCTACCACCACCATCTGGCCAAGTGTCTTGATGTCTTGGGCGATCTCAAACTCGGCCAAGGTGATGGCCACCGGGATAAAAGCGACAACGGCGGGATCGCTACGCTCAAGGTACTGAAGCACCGTGCTCGTAAGGCTATCATAAGTCAGAACATAGGATGGCGTCGTCATTTTCGGTCCTCGTTACCCCTGATTGTAAGGGCGGGTCCCTTGGCTGTCTATGATAAGAACTTGGCCCCTAGGCTTGCCCTTGGGGTCATTTGGCACCGATATGTGCGTCCAGCGGTCAAACTCGCGGATTAGCTGGTCAAAGGGCAGCTTGGCCGCTATAACCGCTTTGACTACACCGTCGGGGGCCACGCCGGGTACACGAATGTCAGCAGCACAACCGATCCGATGCTGAGAAGTGTCTTTACTGCCCACTGCATCATTTACTTGTTTGCTCCGAAATGCGCTGTTGACCATGATCGGTACGCCTCCCAGAACGCCTTTAACTTGTTCCAAAAGGCCAGCCAAGCGCTTGAGATTTTCTGTTTCAATAGGGCTAGGTTCATTCTTAAATTCTCGGTGGTCGGTTACGGTTAATTCTTCCAAAGTGAAGTTTGGACTGAGTTTCATTTTGCTGCCACGCCTTGAATCTTCTCAGCGGTGCGCATACCACCCAGACCCAGCATACCCAGCAGTAGCGGCATCATGGTGCCCATATCCATTTGGGGAAATTTGACTGGGTGGCCGTAAAGGGCAGAGCCCCACTCAGCCAGCGGGCCAACGACAAACTGCACCGCAAAGCCCGCGCCGCAGACCCAGCCAATGCCGGGACGCCAGCCGCTCACAAACAGGCTAGGGTTTGCGGCCTCTGCTTTGTTGATGTCCATCTGCCCCGCGATCTGGGCCAATTCGCCAGACTGCTGTAGCTTCATCAATTCCAACTTGGCACTGGCTGCTTGGGCTGGATCGGGCCATACGCGGTCGATGACTTTGCTGCCAACGTCTAGCAGTGCGGAAATAGGATCAAGGGACATTAGGTTTTTCCTCCATGTGTGAGCCTACTTTAAGGCCCGAAAGCCAACCAATCAGTCCACCGATGATGGTCTGAAATGCTGGGCCAATGATCTCAAATATCTTGGTGTTGTCTACTTCCTTGACAAACAAGCCGTGGATCAGCGCCCAGATTAAGGAAAGCACAACCGCGCACAGAGTAGCGGTGACCATGTACGTAACTACGTTTATCAGTTTGTCCTTGTCATTCATCTTGACTTCTCCATGATCTTGGCCCGTAACATGGGGCTATCCGATGTACCAGCCCATTCTGGCAGCGCGTTCCAGATTAAGACGTAATCTTCCGCGCTGCACTTTGAGTTATCCAGCCATTCCAGCATAGCCTTGTGGCGTTCTGCCGGGTCGTGCGTAGCCCAGCCAATGACGTACAGTTCCTGTAATGGGCAGTTTGAAGGCGGCTTGGGCGGTGGCTTTGGCGGGGGCCCACTGGACAGAATCAGCCTGTCTTGGGCAACTGATACCGTTACCAGCGCCAAGAGGAGTACGGCCCAGCGCATACATTAGCTTTTACCTATCCAATGGCTTATATACCCCAGCACGCTACCAAAAGCGGACACCATGACCATGCCCATCCAGAACGATCCTTTGCCCTGATTGGCAAGTTCAACCAGCTTGTCGATGTTGGTCTCCAGCTTGTCAATCTTGGCGCTCATCTCGTCAAACCGGCGCTCGTAGTCCTGCACCTTCTGCCAAAGCACGCCGTACTTGACGGGATCAATTTCGGGGGCGTTCATTATTCGTACAGGATGTTGATGCTGCCAAGGTCAAACGTGTCTGAAGCACTTCCGGTAGCACTTGCTATTATTTTTATCCTTGTTAGCGTTGATGCTAATGCTTTAGTGCCACCAGCAGTCAATACATTTGCGGTATTTCCGTTAGCGCCTGAAAAACTGTAGCACCATAAATTTGTAGCTGGGTCTAACAAAGTAATAATAGCGTTGCCATAAATATTGTACGCAGCGCCGCCGTTATAAATACCAAAGCCAGTGCTTGGGTTAGTAACAGAACTTGATGCTGCGTT